GCACTGCTACAGGGATATAGGCGTAGTTGCCCTGACGGCCAACTGTCTGCCCGACCATGTTTAAATCAGGGTGGCTGAACCATGTGGGCGTTACACCTTCAGCATTAGGATTGTCCAGTGTCTGCTGGACAGTCCATGTAACTGTACCTGTTACCACAACCTGAAGAGACACTTCGGGCGTACCGAGGTAATCAAGAATGGCTACGTTGGAGTTTTTTGTGCCGCCAGATGCGTCAGAGGTGCTTACAATAATGGGGCGCATTATTTCATTCCCTTGAGAGTCACGGCAATCAGCAGTTCCACGCCTTACGAGCCAACCTCAGCCGGGAGTTTGGATCCTTGGCAGCCTTCGGGAACATCTTCATTTGCCCAGCGGATCGAGCGCAATAACTATCACGACGCGAGCCGCCCTCCGGCTGCGGGCGTTTCAGATTGCTCCCAGTAGCGGCATTGTAAGCCTTCCGGCCAGCCTCGCTGAGGCCGCCCTTGGGGTTTTTATGCTTGGCCTTGAACTGGAAATCTTTCTTCGCACGCATCACGGTCTCCAAACAACCGGGGCGACCCGGAGGTCGCCCCAATCATTAGGCTTGAGTAACGCCGTATAGACCGGTCTGTGTATCATCGTCAAAGACGAAGACCCAGAGCGTCAGGCGTTTTGTGCCATCGGCGGAGTCCGCAGGCAAAAAAGTGCCGCGAACGTCGCCAGTCGTGGTCGTGGCCGGGCTGGTCGAAACAGCCGCCGTAAACGTGCCAGTCGTTACAAACACGTTGTTCCACGCGGTCAACACGTAGCCACGAGTGTTTGCGCGGATCGGAAGGCCAAACGTATCACCAGTGCCAACGAAGAAGTCGGTGGCAGCAGCAGAAGCCGCGACGCGCGTGATCGTCTTAAAAGCCTTCTTGCCAGAAACAGCAGTCGTGCCGTTCAGGGTGATCGCTTCCGACATCGGGATGCCGTAGACGTCAGTGCCCGTGATGGTCAGAACGGCCGTAGCAGCGCCAGCAGCGTCAATGATAACGTTGCGAGGAACGTCAAGAACAACAGTGCCGCCCGAAGCCAGAGCGCCGTCCAACAGAGCGTTGCCGGCAGCAGCCAGCGTCTGCTGAGCGCAGATACCGTCAGCGTCCAAAGCAACCGGAACAATATCATAGACATTGATAGGTGACAAGAAGACGCCCGGTTGGCTGGCGGTACCATTGTTGGCAAAGTTCCTGCCTGCCCGAACGCCGTCAGAGAAATGAGTCATGATGTTTCTCCATAGCTAAGGGTGGGGCCGAAGCCCCACCCCCGGGATTTAGGAAGCGCCCTGCGAACCCCAGCCTGCGCGGAAGTTCGAGCAGCCGAACGAGTAACGCTCAATGGCCTTCGCCTTGAGGTTGTCGGTATCGAAGTCCGTGTAGACGTCGGTTTCAAGGGTTTCACGCTCGTAGTACTTGAAGCCGTTCGGAGCGTCGGTCAGCAGGAACCAGCCGTTCGTGTCGGTCAGGAACATGTTAACGCGATGACCCTGCGGAACCGCAGAGTTGTTGTAGATCGCGTTAATGTCGTTGTTCGCGGTGTCGACGCGGAACTGCGACTGCAGCAGGCGGGTTGCCGTCCACTGCAGTTCAGCCGGAACGATCAGCTTCGTCGGCTTCGTCATAATGCGGAGGCCCGCAGCATCACGGAAGCGCTGAACACCAACGATGGCGTCCTGAAGCGAGGTTTCGTTCAGATCAGCCTGAACCGTGAAGGTGTTCGCAACGACACCGTTATCGATGGGGTGAGCCGTCGAGAACAGAGGCTGACCATCCCCGATGGGGAAGTTCGCCGAGAAGCCGTTGTTCAGCACCGAAGCGCCCAGAACTTCCTTGGTCTGCTCCATCGACTGACGAAGAGCCTTCGCCTGCAGAGGGAACGATGACTGGTACAGGTTGTCCTTGATCGCCTGACGGGTGATGATGAAGCCGATGCTGGTGTAACGGTTCACGTAGTTCGTGACGAACCGCTGACCCATTTCACCGTAGGCGGTTGAGGCGCCTTCAGCCTTGATCTGAGCCAGACCAAGCAGCTTGACTTCGACTTCGATTTCAACGGCCTTGTCGGACGTGTGCTTCTCGAAGATTTCCGACCACTGACCCGGATACATCGGATAGTCGCCGAACACGGCGGCCAAACCGGGCCGGAGCAGGTCGCGGATTGCGGTGGTGTTAATAGCCATTTTTCAAATCTCCTGCTGGACCGATCAGACGCCAGTCACCCCACCCCGATAGAGGTGGTTGTTGATGACAACGAGCCAGTTCGCGAAGCTTCCAATCACGTTACCCGGGGTCGGGTCCAGCTGCAGGATCTTCAGGTTCAGCGTCGAGGTGGAGGCTTCGGTCGAGTTATCGAGCGAAACAGCTGAGGTGCCCGTTGCGGTAGAACCGGCGGTGTACAGGAAGTTCGCGTTCAGACCACGATCTGCCGCAGCCAGCGGAGTGCCCGCAGCGCCAGAAGCATTCGTTTCCTGAATGGTGAACACCGTGTTCGGATCGTCGATCACGAGAGCTTCAACGGTCGAGCCGGTGAGAACGCCGGGGTTGCCGGGCCAGAAGTTCTCAAAACGGACGCGCCCGGTGCTGTCAATCCACTTGACGCCCCAGAAAACGCCGACAGTCGCCGCGCCTGCGACGCCCACGCCAAGCGTACCGTCAGTGAGAATCGTGACCGGGTCGCCACGGAACAGCGCCGTCGCGTAAGCGTTGGCGATTTGATAAGGGTTGGTCGCGCCAGTCCAAGCAGAGCCATCCAGCTTCTTGACGGGGACGAGCCCCTGAGGCGCATTGGTACCGTAAGCCATACGGATTCTCCATGCTGAAGTTGAGGGTTGGGTTCTGCCGGTACGTAACGGCAATCGGTTCTCAGTCGGTGGGTACGTGACCACCATCGGGGTGCAGGATACGTGACCTGCGTCGATGTGTGCGTAAATTACGCTCAAAACAAGAAACTGTCAACAACATCAAAAAAGGCCCCCGCCCAGTTTCCCGAGCGGGGGCAAGTTGCCACAGCGATAGTAGAACACACCGTGGACCGGAGGTTAGTCCTTGAACGAGGTGACGCGCTCAAACGCCACTCCGCTATCCTTGTCCTCGAAGCGCGGCAGGTTCGGATCGTTCTGACCGGTCCATGCCACGTCCTGCAGGGTTTCAACGTTTTCCAGATCGCGCTCCCGATTGCGTTCTTCCACGTCGCGGGTGAGGCATTCGCAGAGCATCAGGCCGCCGCGACGAATGACCATGACTTCCATGCCTTCATAGCCCGGAAGCGGAGGCGGCACCATCTCAGGGTGGCGATTGGCTGGAACCGGCTGCCAACCACGGATCATGCGGTCGGTGATGTTGTCCGGATCGGGCTCGTTCAGAGTCGATTCGCGAACCCATGCGTAGGTCATGTCCGCAGGAATCTTGTCCTTCGGAACATAGAGCTTGGAGTTGAAGTGTGTTTCGGGGCGCTTGCGCAGCCCTGCTTCGCGGGATTCGGTAGCACGAGTCGTGCTGATGCGAGAAGAACGAGCCATTGTTATGCTCCCTTACCTTGTTTCATCATGTGAATTGCGTAGTATTTTTCAGCTTCAAGATCGCTCATGCGACCGCCGCCCTGCTTCCGGAAGGCGCCTGACTGGGCCATCTGGTGCGCCATGCGACGCTGATCAGCAGTCAAGCGGACAGTCTTCGAGCTCTTTGCAGGCTGACCCGGAGCGCTGCGCTGGACGGGTGCAACGTTCGAATCACGGCTCATCGGAGGCGCCTTCTTGTTTGGGGCTGATTGCGCTGAGAACGCATCGGGAAACTCCCGGCGCATATGACGGTCGATTTCCGTGAAGTAGTCGACGCTGCCAATCTCATCATCTCGACCCTCTGAGCGGAAGCGACGCTCGACGCGACGTGCGTAGAGCGTGGCCTCTTCGTGCATCTCAGGATCAAAGTCCTGAGACTTGGGCTGGAACCATGAGTTCTTCTGGATCCAACCAGCCGTGCGAGGCTCAAGCGATATCTGCTGACGCTGGGCATCCGCTGGGGCCGCTTGCTGCGCAGGAGTGGCGCGAGCCGCCTTACCCTGCTGCTCACGTTCCCAGTTCGTGACCGCTTCAAGATCGTTCATCGTCTTGTTGAACTGATACTGAAGATCGTCGATCCGCTCGTTGTCCATCATGGAACGAGCTTCAATGAGC